TTAATCTTGAATGAGATTAACTAGTCACGATTTACGTGAATTACAAATCCTTAAGTATTACAGGCTCACTAGAAAGTGGGCTTGTAAGACTTACGGGTTAACAGATGCCGATCTTGAACTGCTAATATTTTTAGATTGTCAAAAGCGGTTTACAAGACAAGATTTTATTGATGGTACTTACACCATGAGCTGGGATAAAACCCGGTGGGACAAACTAAGAAAATTAGGCTGGATAGAGGTTTGGCGACATAGAAATCGTACAACGATAAAGTATAGCGTATTTAAGACCTCGTTTAAATGCAGCCAACTTATAAGTAGAATATACAGGATATTACTAGGCGAAGAAGATATGCCAACATCCGAAAGAAGTGTTTTTTACGATAACAAATCATATACTGATAAAGTTTACAATAAAGCTATAGATGATATGATTAAAGATAAAGATAGATAATGGCGTTCAAACTAGGTAGCAATAGAGGTAGAGACAGTAAGCTAAACATAGGCTCGAAAGAAACTATATCTGGCTGCAGAATTGAAAGAGTTGAACTACCTGAAGGTGTTATGGGTGAAAGTCACAAAGAAGGTGTAATATATATAAGTGACGCTATAGATCCAGACAGTGAGCAATACAGAAGAGTTTTGAATCATGAAATGAAACACATGACGCACATGAAGCTTGGTAGAGTCGACTACACTGATGAATATGTGTTTTGGGATGGCGTTGAATATCCTAGGCAGCAAGGTTATGTATTGTATGAAGACCAATGGGTAGAGGAGGGAGATATAGATCTTCCTTGGGAATTTAAAGATTAATAAATATGAAAAAGACAGTAGCATACAAAATGGCAGGCTTTGGCACTAAATCAGGTCACGCTGATACAGTGTTAAGTAAAAAAGACGGTAAAGTAAAAGACACTGCCTCTAAAGAAGTGACTGATGCTGAAAATCCAGATACTTACGTGTACAAAGGTAACAAAAATCTTAGTGATACAGACAACATCAATGAGAAGATCACTAGCATGGAAGACAGAGTATCAGCGATTAAAGAAGATATTACTAACGACGTATTTGATGGACCTGACTTAAATAGAGCTAAGGATCGTATGTCATCTATAAACGATCAAATTAGCAAACTTAAAGCGCTTAAAAACACAAAAGACTTTTTATAATGATAAGTAGTCTAGTAGGAGGTTTATTTGGTAAAGTCTTAGATAACGCAGAAGGTATACTTGATAAAGTAATAACAACTGACAAGGAGAGAGATGAGGCTAAGCTGGCGTTAAAATCAATAATGCTTGAAGCAGAGCGTGAAGCTTTTGCAAAAGAAGTTGAAGATCGTAAAGATGCACGTGATATGTATAAGGACGATGCTATTATCCAGAAGATACTAGCTACGTTGTTTACAGTAGCATACTTTGGTATCACTTACGTAATGTTTAATTACTTTGTAAATAAGACAATAGATCTAGGTGAATTTGAGATTAGTTTTATATCAACAATATTCGGTGCTATGAGCGCTAAAGTAAATACAATAATAGACTTCTTCTTTGGTGGAAGTTCAAATAAAAACGAACAAACAAAATAAACAAAATGGCAAACAATTTCTTTACAACAACAACGGAGCCAATAATAACAACAGGTGCTACTGCTTTCGGAGCAGATGATGCAATGTTTGATTGGACACCTATACGAGTTCCAAAAGGTTCTTGTGCCTTAGCGAGTATATCCGGGTACATAATGGGTAAAAACGGTGACGACCAAGCTACCAGTGCTATTCTTGATTTATTTTTTGCTAAAAGTATAGACGGAGTAGCGCCTCCAACTATTGGCACTATAAACTCAGCTATAACAAAAGCTAATGCTGTTGCTTTTAGAAGACATCTAATTGGTTATATGTCTTTGGACATGGACGAAAGAACAGACTCAACGGATCCACTTGCGTCGTATAATGCTTTTGGACTAGCTTTCAATTCTACAGTAAACAACTCTTACAATCCTATAATCATGCAAGCTGAAGCATTACCTGGAGACACTGGATTTCAAACCATATATGTGGCTGGAGCTTCACAAGCTGCTTTTGACTTTGGAACAGGGGTTTTATGTGCTGGAGAAAATGCTGCGGACAACTTAGCTATAGTTATAGATAATGGTTCTGGAGGCGCAAGTATTGCCCTTGATACATTTGCTGTTGGAGACGAAGTGGTACTAGCAGACGACACTAGAATAGGTACTATAACAGCTTTAACTAATGTGCTTATGACTGTAGATACCTCGCCAGCCACTCTAGCAAATAATGCTGAGATTGTACCAAAATTTCCATTAAGACTTACGTTTGGCTGGGAATACTAAAAATAATTAACTAATTAAATTAAATTAAATCATGGCAAAAAGAAAAACACCTAAGACTGTTGACTTAAAACCTCAAGCAGAGAAAATTACAGACCAACAACTAGAAAAGCTTCAACAAACAGTAAAGAGCGTACAAATGGCTCAGTCTGATATTGGAGCTCTAGAAGCTAGAAAACACGAGGCACTTCACGCAGTTCTACAAATGCAGTCCGTGTTAATGCAATTACAAGAAGAATTTAAAAAAGAATACGGTACAGATGATATTAATATCGCTGACGGTAAAATTAAATACAATGATGACAAGCAAGCTGATAAGAAAAATAACGATAGGTAAGGACTACAAAATCGACGCTATGCACTACGCCGTTGGGCAAGAAGTATATGGTGGCCACACTATTTGTGATATATTAGAAGAAGAAGACAAGTATTCAATATATATCAAGAAAAATAAAGACGTGTTGCCGTGGAAAGACTTCAACAAGAACATGGCTATATCTGTAGAGTATAACCTAGAGTACTAATGAAGAGTTTACACTCTTTCGTGGTTAAGCCACATGGATCTAGATATAACAATACTAAGTCTATAGGTAATAAAGAACTGATATTAAATACAGAAGTTTACAACCATCAATTCACCAATAGAACAGCAGAGGTTGTATCTACTCCATCTGCTAGCGATAGTCTAGGTATAAATCCTGGAGATAAAGTAATAGTTCACCACAACGTCTTTAGAAGATGGCATGATGTTCAGGGTAGAGAAAAAAACAGTAAATCATTTTTTAACGAAGATACTTACATAGTTTCATCAGATCAAATATTTCTAGTAGAGCAAGGTAACTCTTGGAGGTCTACAGAAGGGTTTTGTTTTGTACAACCAATAAAAGACAACAACAACCTAACAACAGAAACAGAGAAACCGTTAATGGGTATAATAAAATATACAGACGGAAATGTTGAGGTTGGTGATTTGGTTGGTTTCACTCCTAGCTCTCAGTACGAGTTCATAATAGATGGCCAAAGACTATATAGAGTATACAATAAGTTTATTACAATTAAATATGAATATCAAGGAAACGAAGAAGAGTATAATCCAAGCTGGGCATAAAGCGGTTGAAGAACTTATTAAAGTTGCGAAAGAAGCTATTGTTGATAGTGGTGATGACATTACTGCCGATAGACTTAAGAACGCTGCTGCTACAAAAAAGCTCGCTATCTTCGATGCCTTTGAGATACTTAATCGTATACAGGAAGAAGAAGCTTTACTCGAGGGTAAGGTTGCTGAGAAGAAAGAAGAAAAAGTTTTTAAGGGCTTTGCCGAAGGTAGATCTAAATAATGTACGAACAAACTTTATTCAAAATAGTAGAGCCAATAAAAAAGACTACAATAAGTAGACTTAACAAGGGCAAGAAGTGGGAATACGGCTACAACAAAGAGCATGACGTTGTGGTGCTTTCTCACGACGGGCAAATTGGAGAAATATACGAGATTCAAAACCTGCATATAGCTTTACCAAAAGCACCTAAAAATATACACAGCAACAAGGATAAAAAGTGGAAGCAACTTGAAAAACCTGATGTACTTAAAAAGATTAAAACAATATTTGACTGGAAAGCCTACCCAGAAGACCAAAAAGAACAATGGCACGACTATATTGACGAAGAGTTCGATAGGCGTAGCAGTGGTTTTTGGTTTAACAACAACGGTGTGCCTACATATATAACAGGTACTCATTATATGTACCTACAGTGGAGTAAGATTGATGTTGGCGCTCCAGACTTTCGTGAGGCAAATAGATTATTCTTTATATTTTGGGAAGCCTGTAAAGCCGACAAACGCTGCTATGGTATGTGTTATCTTAAAAACAGACGTTCTGGGTTTTCTTTTATGAGCTCGGCCGAGACGGTTAACTTAGCTACTATTTCAAGTGACTCTAGATATGGAATACTATCGAAAAGTGGAGCTGACGCAAAGAAGATGTTTACAGACAAGGTTGTACCTATATCAATAAACTACCCTTTCTTTTTCAAGCCTATTCAAGATGGTATGGACAGACCTAAGTCTGAACTAGCATACCGTGTGCCTGCGAGCAAGTTTACTCGTAAGAAAATAGACACAAACGAGAAGCTAGAAGAGATAAAAGGTTTAGATACTACGATTGACTGGAAGAACACAGGTGACAACAGTTATGATGGTGAAAAGCTTTCACTACTAGTACACGATGAGAGTGGTAAATGGGAACGACCAGATAACATACTCAACAACTGGCGAGTTACGAAAACTTGCCTTAGACTAGGTAGCAGAATTATTGGGAAATGCATGATGGGATCTACTAGCAACTCATTAGACAAGGGTGGTAATAATTTTAAAAAACTATATAACGATTCTGATGTTGCTAAAAGAAATAGAAACGGACAGACAAAATCTGGTTTGTATTCTTTATTTATACCTATGGAGTGGAACTTTGAAGGGTTTATTGATGCTTACGGACAACCTGTTTTTAACACGCCAGACCACGATGTTTACGGACCAGACGGGGAGTTGATAGAAGTAGGTGTAATTGATAATTGGCAAAATGAAGTCGATGGCCTAAAGGAAGATCAAGATGGTTTAAATGAATTTTACCGTCAGTTTCCTAGAACAACGGAGCACGCTTTTAGAGATGAGACAAAAAACAGTATATTTAACTTAGTTAAGCTGTACGAACAAATAGATTACAACGAGGGAATAAGTAGCTCGGCAGTGTTGACAACTGGAAACTTTCAATGGATGAACGGAGTCAAAGATACTAAGGTAACTTTTAACCCAGATCCAAAAGGAAGATTTAAAATAAGCTGGGCTCCAAATTATAACATACAGAATAATGTTATAATAAAAAATGGAGTTAAGTATCCAGGCAATGAACACATGGGTTGTTTTGGCTGTGATAGCTACGACATAAGTGGAACAGTTGATGGTAGAGGATCTAACGGTGCTCTTCATGGACTAACAAAGTTTAGTATGGAAGATGCTCCGGCTAATACGTTTTTTTTAGAATATATTGCTAGACCACAAACCGCTGAAATATTTTTTGAAGACGTGCTTATGGCATGTATATTTTACGGTATGCCACTGCTAGCAGAGAATAACAAACCAAGGCTTTTGTATTACTTTAGACGAAGAGGATACAGAGGATTTAGTATGAACAGACCAGACAAAGTTTGGAACAAGCTTAGTGTTGCGGAAAAAGAAGTTGGTGGTATACCAAACTCTAGTGAAGATATAAAGCAAGCACATGCTGCTGCACTTGAAATGTATATAAATGACCATGTAGGTCTAATGCAAGATGATTCTTATGGTACTATGTACTTCAATGAGACTTTGAATGACTGGGCTAAGTTTGACATAAATAAAAGAACAAAACATGATGCCTCTATAAGCTCTGGCTTGGCTATCATGGGTTGCAACAGGCACTTGTATAAACCTAATATGGAAAAACAAAGAACTAAAATAGACTTAAGCGTATCTCGATTTGACAATGGTGGATATGCTTCAAAAATAATTAAAAGTTAAATATGGCTGACTCTCACATTAATAATTTTCCAAGTCAGGTAGTACCTGATGCAGAAAAAATAAGCTATGACTACGGACTAAAAGTCGCTCAAGCTATCGAAAAAGAATGGTTCGATAACAGCGGCGGGGGTAAAGGTAGGATTGGTAGTAGATTCAACAACAATCAAAACGACTTTCACAGGCTAAGGCTATACGCTAGAGGTGAGCAGTCTGTTCAAAAATATAAAGACGAGTTATCTATAAATGGTGACTTGTCTTACTTAAATTTAGACTGGAAGCCTATACCGATAATTCCTAAGTTCGTGGATATTGTTGTAAACGGAATGACGGAGCGAAACTACGACATAAAAGTATTTTCACAAGATCCATACGGTGTTGCTAAAAGAACTGAATATATGGAGAGTGTTCTTAGGGACATGAAATCTAAAGAGTTTAATGCAATGGCAAAGGAAAGTTTTAACATGGACTTTACTGAAAACAATGCAGAAGATTTACCGGAAACAGAGCAAGAGCTAGAGCTACACATGCAACTTACTTACAAGCAAGCTACCGAGTTGGCAGAAGAGCAAGCTATAAACACTTTGTTTGAAGGAAGCAATTATGAACTTATAAGAAAAAGACTATACTACGACTTAGCTGTGATTGGTATGGCTTGTGCTAAAACTACGTTTACACACTCCGAGGGAGTAAAGGTTGAATACGTTGACCCAGCCAATATGGTTTGGTCATATACTGATTCACCTTACTTTGAAGACGTGTACTATGCCGGTGAGGTGAAATGTATTCCTATTAACGAGCTTGTCAAAGAGTTTCCTCACTTAATGGAGGAAGATCTTTTAGAGATACAGCAAGCCTCTAAGAAGTATCAAGGAGAATACAATAGAAGATCCAGCGACAAAGACATTAATCAAATAGATGTGTTGTACTTTAACTACAAGACGTACATGAATGAAGTCTACAAGCTTAAAGAGACTAGTAGTGGTGGAGAAAAGGCAATTGAAAAAGACGATGGATTCAACCCTCCTATGGACAAGGTCGGTGGCTACGCTAAGGTGTCTAGAAAAGTAGAGGTACTATATGAAGGTGCTATAATACTTGGCAGCGACAAATTATTAAAGTGGGAGCTTGCAGAGAATATGATGAGAGAGAAAAGTGATTTTAACAAAGTTAAAATGAACTACTCTATGGTTGCTCCAAGAATCTATCAAGGTAGAATTGAAAGTGTAGTAAGTAGAATTACTTCTTTTGCAGACATGATACAGTTGACACACTTAAAGTTACAACAAGTAATGTCTAGGATGGTTCCTGATGGAGTTTACTTAGACGCCGATGGATTAGCTGAGATAGACTTAGGTAACGGAACAAACTACAATCCACAAGAAGCGTTAAACATGTTCTTCCAAACTGGCTCTATATTGGGTAGATCGTTTACTTCTGATGGAGATCCAAACCCAGGCAAAGTGCCTATTCAAGAAATATCTAATAGAGCTGGGGCTGGTAACAAGATGCAAACTCTTATAGCCAACTACAACTACTACATGCAGATGATAAGAGATGTTACTGGCTTAAACGAAGCTAGAGACGGATCTACTCCAGATAGAAATGCTCTAGTTGGAGTCCAAAAGCTTGCGGCTGCAAACAGTAACACAGCTACTAGACACATCTTGCAAGCAGGGTTGTTTCTAACCGCGGACATTGCGGAGCAGCTATCATTGAGAATATCTGATATAATAGAATACTCTCCAACGCGAGATGCGTTTTTGCAAGCTATAGGAACTCATAACGTTGCTACACTAGAAGAAATGTCAGAGTTACACTTATACGACTTTGGTATATTTATAGAGCTAGCGCCTGACGAAGAAGAGAAAGCTTTGCTAGAAAACAACATACAAATGGCACTAACTCAGAAGCTAATTAAACTTTCTGACGCTATAGACCTTAGAAACATAAAGAACATAAGATTAGCAAATGAGCTTCTTAAAATTAGAGAGAAAAAGAAAATGCAAGAAGAGCAAGCTATGCAACAACAAAACATAGCAGCCCAACAACAAGCTCAGCAGCAAACCGCACAAGCGCAGGCCCAAGCTGAAATGCAGAAACAACAAGCTGTAACTCAAATGCAAACTCAACTAGAACAAGCTAAAGCAGAGTTTAAGGCTAAGGCACTAGAACAAGAGGCTTCTATTAAAGAAAGGCTAATGGACAAAGAGTTTTCGTTGAACATGAAGATAAGAGAGATGGACAGGGAGGATACTGAAAAGTCTGAACAAAGAAAAGAAATAGCAGAATCAAACAAGCGGAAAAGTAAAAGATTCGAGTCATCAGGTAATGATGTATTAGGTGACGGCTTGAATATGAATAAGTTTTAAACCAATTATTATATTATATTATGAGTGAAGAAAAACAAGAGGCACCAGAGGTGCAAGAAGAAAACGTAGCTAAAGTTAGTATGTCGTCGCCTAAAAAACCAGGCGAAACTATTAACAAGGTTGATATGAGTAAAGCTGATGAAGTTAAAGATGACACAGTTGACGAGGCAGGAGTGGTTGGAAGCGATGAAAGTGCCGACACCCCACCAGAGCAAGAAGAAGTACAGGAGGAAGTTGAAGCACAAGAAACTCCAGCACTAGAAGAGATAACTGACGAAGAAGTTGTTGAAGTAGTTAGTGAGACTTTAGCTGAACCTGAAGCTAGCGTAGAACTTCCAGCTAGCGTAGATAAGCTAGTAGAGTTCATGAACGAAACTGGTGGAAGTCTAGAAGACTATGTAAAACTAAACAAAGATGTAAGTGAAATGGATAATCTTACAGCCTTGCAAGAGTATTACAAGACTACTAAACCTCATCTTGACAGCGACGAAATAAAGTTTTTAATGGATGAAAGCTTTTCTTTTGACGAAGAGCTAGATGAAGAAAAAGAAATAAGAAAAAAGAAAATCGCTTTAAAAGAGCAAGTTGCCGAAGCGAAAGCCTACTTAGACGGGCAAAAGTCTAAATATTACGAAGAAATTAAAGCAGGGTCTAGGCTAACGCCAGAGGCTAAGAAAGCTATGGATTTTTTCAATCGTTATAACAAAGAGTCTGAAGCAAACAATAAAAAGTTTGCGAAGGTGAAAAATGTATTTGATAAGAAGACTAACGAAGTTTTCAGCGAAGAGTTCAAAGGTTTTGACTACAGCGTTGGAGACAAAAAGTTTAGGTTTAATGTCAAAGACAAAAACAGTGTTAAGAATGATCAAGCAGACATAAACAACTTTGTCAAAAGGTTTTTGAACGAAGATGGTGCTATGGAGGATGCTAATGGTTATCATAAGAGTTTATACACAGCTATGAACGCAGATGCTGTTGCTCAACATTTTTACGAACAAGGAAAAGCAGATGCTTTAAAATCATCTGTAGCCAAAGCGAAGAACATCAATATGGACGCTAGAAAAGCACATAACGAAGTTAATATCGGAGGAACTAAGTTCAAGGTTTTAAATGGAGATTCATCATCAGATTTTAAGGTTAGAATTAAAAAAGGAAGAAAATAGATTTCTTTCTATAACTTAAAAACATATTTATTATGGCAATTACAAATGGACCGTTGTTAAATAGTGTTGCTGCTCCACAAAAGCAGACTCTAGATTCCAACTACATTGATTTTACAAGTGGTGCCGGCAACGATTGGGGTCAGCAATACTTACCAGACTTAATGGAGTCTGAAGCAGAAGTTTTCGGTAACAGAACAATTTCTGGATTTTTATCACAAGTTGGAGCTGAAGA